TGCCCTACATTATCAGTAACTTGACCTTCTTCAAGATTGTTATTTTCTAATGCGTTATCCATTTACTCTCCTTTTTTTTGCAATCTCTCTTGCTTTTCTTGAGTTTGGCTACGTAAACGTAACTTCTCTGACTCGAGTTTGACTGCTTGTTCAAGTTTTCCAACCGCTAATCTATTAGCAGACTTGGATTCAGATTCTTGTGATTTCAACTCGGTTTTGAATTTCTCAACTTCTGTACGCTTCCTTGCTGAGATTGACTCTCTATGAGCTGTTTGTAAATCACCTTCTAAGTTTTTGACAGCTTCTTGTGCTTGCTGTAATTGTCCTTGTAATTGTTGTACAACATCCATTCTTTGTAATACACCTTCTTTATCGAATATATCAGTTTTCATTAAAGCTTCTGTTCTATCAATTAAACCTGCTTGATAAGCTTCCATGTAAATTGACCATTCACCCCATCTATTTGATGGCATAGTTGAATTACCTATAACATTAACATCATATTGACCAATTGTTAAATCATTTACCATTTCTCCAATAGCTTGAGATTTATCATTATAATGATTAACCATATATTCACTCATATCATTATTTGGCTGTACAACTCTAAATACTTTTTTATATGTATAATGTTCTTTAGCTAGATTATAAATAACCTGTCCCAATCTTCTTAAAGAACCTTCTATATCCCTCAATTTTGATTTACTTCTTCTTTGTCCAAAATCTTCCATCATCATAGTTCCAGATGAAGTTCTTGGAGCAGCTTCAGCATTACCTTGCTGCATTTCAAAAATACCCATATTTAAATCAATATATCTTTCAATTAATTGAGGTAATTGCATTACTGAATTAGATAATGGTTGTGGTGAAGGAAAATGAGGTTCACCAAAAGATGGGTCATATTCTATTGTTGCATTAGGATTAGCCCAATCTCTTTCTAATTCTTCTATATCATCAACACTTCCTTGTGGTATTAATAATTTTAAACCAGAAGAAGCCTGTGCATGAGATGTTATAAGAGACATTGTTTTATTTAAAAATCTTTGAAAATCTTTATTTTTTCTAACATCACTCATTGGATATGGAGTATTAGTCCAAATATTAGGTACAGGAACAATTGGATATTTATCTGTATTTAATATATATTCATATAATACTATTTGACCAATAGTACATACTAATTTAATTCTTGTCTGCTGTACTTCAACTACATCAATAAGTCCTTTTTCTAATGCTTTTTCAATTTTAGGGTCAGCTATGAACTTTTCCATATTTTTTGTATCAAGGATTCTCTCTTCACCTGATTGCATATTCATTATTCTATAATATGGAACTTTAGTTTTAGAAAAATGTTCAATGAGCTGATATTTTTCAGAACCCTCTCCTGTATCAAAATCTTTTATATGGTCAGGAGTAAAACTTCCTTTTGTTCTTGTATTTAATGGAGAAGGATATGTTTCATCTTCTGAATATCCCTCAATTAAATCAATCATTTGTTTTCCATCCTCTTGTTCTTCAGCTAATTGAGGATACAAATCAAGTAATTGAAATTTTGTAAATATAGTAGAAAGCATCATACCAGTTGCATCATCAAAGTATCTGCTTCTAGCATTAGGGTCAACTACTACTCTAAATGGGTCAACATATGTAAATTTAACTTCACCTCTTCCATAATCAGCTTCTCTATCAACATATGCATAAAAATAACCAAGTCCTGTAACAGCATAATCATGTATAGTTTGCTTAAAGACTTCATTACCATCAGATATATTCCAAACATATTCAAGAAGTGTTTTCCATACACTAGCTAAATCACTATCAGAATCTTCTCTTGGTGTTGCTGAAAACTTTGGTGGTTTAGATGTTATAATCGCTTTAAACTGTTCAATTGCAGAATATATTCTATCTAAAGGTATATTTGATTGATTTCTTGATGCAAGTTCTTCTGCTTCAGCTTCTGAAAAATGATTTCCTAAATAAAAGTCAACATCTTCTCTAGCGTGGTCTTCCCACTCTTTTCTTGCGTCTAACCAACGCTTCCATAATTCTTTTGTATATACAGCTCTTTTATCGGTTTCTATCATGATACATAATATAAAACAATTTTTTTATATAATCAAATTCTCTCACCTGTCATCCAATTATATCGTTTTCTTGGTTTCTCCCATTCATTTTTATTATTTTTAATTTTTTTAATATTTGCAGCTTTCTTATTGCCTCTTGCATATTGTGTTGACAGCCAAAATGCATCAATAGTATCATCATGTGTTCCTTTAGGAAAATCAAGTAATTCCCCAATAAACTCATGCATATTCTTTTTTAAGTGTACTGCTCCAGCTTTAAACATCGGTTGTAGCCCTTCAAATAGTCTATCTTTCTTTTTTTGATTTCCATAACCTTTAATTCCTTGTTCAATCCCAGGTAAAAACTTTCCATCTCTTTTACTCTTCTTATGTACATAATCTCTTAACATCTCCTGATACGATATAGTTTCAATATTTATTCTTTTGATTGGGTCATATCGTTCAGCGATTTTAAATATCTCATCTGCGCAGTCCATGGGTAAAACTCTTTGTCTCCAATATTCAATAATATAATAATCAAAATCAGCGGTAACACCAATGACCATAATAACACTATAATCATTCCTAGCGCTAAGCGTTGAAGCAGGGTCAACCCCGATATAAATGTTAACATATTCTTTCCTCCCATCATCTAATAATAAATACCACGAATTAGCAGGTTCGTCAAATTTTAATTTACCTTTATAAAAATTATCGGTAATATCTTCTTCAGAGAATATTTGGTCTTCAGGAGACTTAGCTTGGTTCATATATTCCTGATAAAACTTAGATGGAGTACCAGAATCTATATAAAATTGCTTTCTTTCCTCTAATTTCTTTATTGGCCAACGTGAAGGCCATAGTGGAGTACCATCATCAAGTATAGCTTTATATGTAATTAAGTCCCAAGAATACTCTTCACCATTATGTTGTGCCTCTTTATGATTTTTAACAAGTCCATTCAAAAAAGAATCATAGTGGACAATCGTTCCATTACACCATAAAAAACCACCTTTGTCGAAATCAATCGCTGGATATACAGCAGCAGTTACCCAATTCTTAATATGCATCCTAGCTTCAGGAGTTTTAGTATTTAGCTCTGATTCAAAGTCATCAAGTATAATTCCAGTATATCTAGTGGATAACTGTTTCTTACCCCTAAGTCTCTGTGCCGCACCTTTAGCAATCATCCTACAATTATTCTTCAATACAATTTCGGTTTTAGTCCATTTACTGCCTTCCAAATCACCAAAATAGTAATGAATTGCAGGATTTTCGTATATATGGTTTGAAATCCAATTAAGGTTATCAATAGCCTGGTCTTGCGCCTCGCCAACCCAAGCGATAAATTCTGGGCTTTCTTTTTTCGCAAATAAGAAACGATGTAAAACAGCCGCAGCTGCTAAAGTCGATTTTGCGTGGTCACGAGGCAATACAAGAGCCAATTGTTGTATATTTCTATTTAAAAGCTTTGAACCTACTGTATTGTGGAAATCTGGCGTTGCGGATGCTAAAAAGTCTTGAGGAGAGAACAATTTACCAAAAACGATAAGGTCTTTATATGCCATCTCAAGAATCTTCTCATTTTGGGATATATTACCATTTAAGTTTAAATTTGCCATTATTCTTCTTTGTAAATATTTTTATATTTTGTTTGATAAAGATTAGCAAGATTACTTCTATTTAGAAGATTTTCATTTATTATCTTATGTATAACAGGGATTGCTTCATCTGAATAAATATCATATTTTTCATCAAATCTATTTATCATATTCAATGTTTCTTCTTTACTAATATTCCCTAAATCTTTACCATAAAACATATCTATTAATGATGTTTGTAAACTATCAGCTAAATCTTTATTTTTACCAAAACCATAATCTATTAAAGCATGAAGTACATTACCTTTATTTACCATTTCAGGATTATAACCAGCTTCATCTATAGCCATATTATAAATAATATCTTTACCTTCTGTACTAAGACCTAAATTACTCATTATTGTGCTTAATGCTAAATCATGTAATAATGGAATTTTTTTTAAAGATTCTGCCATTATGGTATCTGTTTAATAAGATTATTGTTTAATCTAACCACTCCTTCTGGAGGGTCAGTTCCCTCAAATGTAATTTTAAGGTTTGCATAGTTATTTTTAGAAGGAAGTATAGAAGAACCTAAATCAGCGCTTATTGCTCCAGCATCTTTTCTTCTAAATATGCCTCCACCTCTTTTTGACTCTCTTTTCCCAAAATTATTGAGTTTTACCTTTAAATCCATGGTTAATTCTTTAATTTTGATTGTACTTTGTGGAGCAAGAGTTATTAGTGGCACCATTACATTTTCACCATTAATAACCATTCTCATACATTTAGGAGTTCCATCTTCATTAACATATTTACTTAAAGCTTCTATATGTTGATTTTCAGCTAAAGCTTGTGCTTGAACTACAGCATCATATAAACCTTTAGTTAAATGGTCAAGGTAATTACCTTTTTTAACATTATCCATTATTAGTTGGAGGAGTTGTAGCTTCTTTAGTTTTACCGATAGAAGAATTTAACATATCTAAAACCTTCATTAGACCTTCTGGCTTTTCTTGTTTACCTTTAACGGATATACTATATTTAGCGGAAGTATCAGAACTTCTATTACTTTCAGAATGATGTGATACTTTCCCTTCAAATGACGCTTTCCAACAAGCAAATCCACAAGAAGCATTTACTGTAGCACTTGAATCAGTAGATGATTTAGTTGAACTTTGAGTAGATACTTCCATATTAAACTCAACATCAATAGAATCCACACATAATGATGGTATATTGATTATTGATAACAATGGAACATCCAATTTTACATCTTTTGAACCATCTTCATAGTTAAATGTTACTGATTTAGTATTACCGCTAGAATCCATTCCAACTTCAGTAATAAACTGTGCAGTTGTTGATGCTAAAGACTTTTGTCCTTCAGCTGCAGCCAATAATGGTGCTGCTATTAAGTTTTCTATTGGTAATCCTGTGAATTGATTTGCTATTGAACTTGCCATTTATTCCTCACTTTTTTATTATTTGAATTTAAATTTTTCTATTATTTTTTTGGTTTATACTTTTTTATATTTTCTTGATGTATCCTAGAAATATTTCCTCCAATATTAGGATTGTCTTTTAATTTATTTAATAATTCCTCTAGTTTTATTTTATTTTTTGATTTTGGTGGTTTTGGTATTTCTGGAGTTTTCCCAACTATACCCCTTCTAATTGGTTGGTCTGGAATAAACTTACCGCCTTTAAGCTTACCTTTGAAAGCAAGAAGTAATTGCCTTGCCGCTTTACCTTTTCCACCACCTGTCAAACCCATAACTAAATTTTGAATTAAGTCTTCATTTTCAGGAGACATTCCCTCTAAAGTAGAAGGGTTTTGTGAGGCTTGCCATGTTTCAGTTATATAATCAATCGCATCATGTGCTTTTGGTTTAAGGTAATCAATTAATCGTGTTGTAAAACTTCTATCTTTTTCCATATTACTCCCTTATTTCAAAATGTGGAAAATCATCAAATTGATTATCATCCACCTCAAAATTCATATTCCAATCACCACCCCAACGAAGTTTAATCCCCATAGACCTTGCTATCCCAAGAACAAATCCCGCAAATAAGTGAAACCTTTCCCTATCAGACCAATCAATGGGATAAGGAGCAACATCAACAGCACGAGAAGGTTTATGATTATGTCTTCCATTCGGGTACTTAACTTTAGTTTTTCCTTCATCAAATAACCTATTTTGCCTATCTTCATCTCTATGTCCCTCCAATATACTGCAATCAACATATTTAATTACTTCATTAAAAACCTTTTGTAGTTTTTCATCACAAGTAGAAAGTCTTTCCCTAGAACTTTTTCCAAATTTAGCCATCTATACTTGAACTCCAATAATCTGCCACAAATGGAACAGGATATACGCTGTAACTTCGAGTGTAGTGAGATAGAGAGGACTCTGTGGTTGTCCCATCTGCGGCTATATATTTATAAATTATATTTATTATTTCCATCTAACTTTTTCAGGTGTTTGCATCATAGGTTGTAAAACTTTTTGTAAATCCTCAATCGTAGCTTCAGTTTCACCTTCATAATAATCTTCTTCGTGAGTAGGAAGTTGAAATTTTTCTGCATACAAACCCCTATATGGCCACATATCCCCAGCACCAGACATATCTGGGTCTTGTATTAAATATTCAGAAATTTTATCTGATAAACCAAATTCTTCGTTAAGCAATGTACCAATACCATATCCACCCAATAATGCAGTTAATATATTTGCTACTGGTAAACCAGGAGGCATTTTTTTAGCAGCTGGTGGTATTTTCCCAAGTTTTGGTATTTTTTTTGCCACATCTGTCCAAATTTGTGGGGGCATTCCTTTTGGTGTTATATGTTTTGTAGTATATTTAACTCCTGTATTTTTTGGTGTATCTTTAAGAATATAATCTAATATACTTTTTGTTACTCCTTTATTTGGGTTATCAATCATTGCCATACTGTTTTTCTCCTTTAAGTGTTTCCTTGCTGTGAATCCTGCCCGTAAATATACATAATATTATCGTCAATATCAAATTCGCTCATACAATGGGGACATGCCCACCCCATGACGTCATGTTTAATGGAACTTGTATCAAATATCCCAATTCTTTGGGAATATTTATCATTGAAATACAAATCCTTCTCACATATAGGACAAGGGTCTTTACTTTTCGTCTTTTTCTTCTTTATGTGCGACAAGTTTAGTTTTTCCTCCACCAATAGCCTCCATTTGTTCAGGTGTAAACCCAGTAAATACAGTTAATTGTTCCTGTTTCTTCTCAGTATCAAATAATCCAGCCATTTTAGCTAATGCTTCCAATGAACGAAGTTTATCTGTATCTCTATCAGACAAATCAGCAATATCCTTATACTTAGCAACAATCCATTCAGGTGAAACACCCTCATCAGCAAGTATTTTTTTTATCTCTTCCTTAACCATAGTCCTTATTTCCTCTTTATTTAATAAAATGTTAGATTTTTTCTTAATATAGTCTATATCCTTCGCTTTTGGATAAGCCTTTTGATAAGCGCTAAGGACATTATCCCCAGCTGCTACATAACG